TTTATTGCCTAAAATGGCCTCTGGGGCCTCAAGGATTTAGTACTTTAAATTTTGAGAGCTATAGTGTTTGATATAGTAGAGAGGCAGCCAAATGGGTATGTTCCTGACTTTTTCGAAAAACCCCCGTTGGTACACAGAAAAGGATAAACCAAGATCCTAAGATATGTATATTAGTATTAGTTATAGGTATTATTATATATTGATTGTGATATAGGGGGATTTGTATCTTAGTTAGTGATATCTGTATATTCAGATTGTGTATATGATATGGGTAGGTTTATTGTATACCTTGTTATATATTATTTGTATTTCTTTGTTGGGAGTGGGGTGGGTTGTGTACCTAGTATCTGTATACTTGGTTTGTGTACACAGAAATACCTAGAGTTTTCTGGGCTCTAGGTATTCTTTTTATTTATCTTTTGTGGTGTTGGGAGAGGGATACTAGATCTTCTGGGTTCTGAAGTATATCCTGTAGGTATGGGTTTATCTCTTGGATGTTATACTGGGCTTGGAACCTAGAGATGGTACCCTTTAGTTCATCTATTAGAGTATCATAGAGGTTATTGTATATTATCTCTTTGATTTTGGTTTGGACTTCTTTGTTTTGTTCTAAGGGTATTTGTCGGATGGTTGAGACTTGGATTTCTATTGGTTTCTTTAGGTCTGGTACCGTTGGTATGTTACCTATATAGTCTAGTCCAGAGATGAGTTCTAATATTTCTTCATTGGACATAGATAATATATAGTTGAGCTCTTTGTATACTTTGCAGGTTAGTATTTGATTACCATTCTGACTGATTGTGATTCTTGATGAAGGATTTGTTGTTTTCATTGTTTTAGTTATTTTTTAATTGTTCGAGTAGGTTTGATATCTCAAGTTGATGAAGGATTTCTGTTTCCTTGTGATTGGTTCCATATTATAGTTCTTTTAAAATTGCTGTTTTAAATCCGTTTGCTGTAAGTTCTTGAGTCTCTATATGTACAAGTTCAAAGTAATTCTCTATGTCTTGGATAGTTTTGAAATGTAATGGTACATGATCTTTATCGGCATCATAACCATATTCGTTTTCCACTTGGTCTACCAGTTCTTGGTAAGCTTTACCTGGATGCTCTTCCAAGGAATGGAAAATTCCTTGGATATAAGAGCCTTCTACGATTACTAGGGTTGTTATTGTTAGTTTCATGACATTAGAATTCTAAGTTAAATAATTGAATGGTAAGCATACTTGGGAATTTCCCTCCTTCGTAATGAATATTAGAAGCATTGGAGTAATTGTAGAAATCATCCTTTAGTGATATCTTAAGAATATCCAATAGCAATGGATATAACTTGTACTGGTTAGCATTTAGCCATTCGTTATATTCTTGGATATCGAATTCTGAAGTAAAAGTAGCAGAGAGTTGGATAAAGGGTTTATCCAAAGAATCCGGGTTATAGATATTTGTCTTAAGCCAAACCTTGGAAAGCATATGAGATTCCTTTTGCATTAGGTTGACTGAACCAGTATTTTGCCATTGTTCGTATTGGTAAATTGTGATACCGGTTTTGAGTGTTGTTGTAATGTTGTTCAAGTTCATGACTGCCTAAATTTTAAATGAATAATATATTTCTTTTCTCTGATGCAAATTTAAGAATAATAAATTAAATATGCAATATCCCAGAATACTTAGCTGAGGCTTCTATTGGGTATCTGATAGAGCCTTTTCTGAATAAGGAAGAGGCCATTAATGGATTTTACATATTTCGCATCTTTACGGAAGGCATCTGGATTCTTTTTCTTAAACTGATGCCACCAATCATCATATTCTTCAAGGGTTTTGAATACCTTGTTTAAATCCTTAGTGGGACCTGTTAATTGAATGGTCTTAGGCCATACTTTAACATCTATTCTCTTACCTTCATCGAAATATATACGAGATGGTATAATTACTTCATCTGGACCTGGGTATGGAGTTGTGCTCATAATTTCGTTATTGTAAAAGTTATGTAATTATCTTTAGTTATCACAAATGTAATGATAACATTACCTTGTATTGAAATAGATAGAGATTCAGGAGTATCTGCTAATATGTAGTAACTTAAGAAGTTAGCTCTAAGCAAATTAGTAAGTACTTCCCTTAGTCTGAACAAGGTACAATTATCAGGATTACCATAAATTACTGACCAAAGGTATTGGTCCTGATGATTCAAATGATACCATCTTAATCTAGCCAAGTTTAGTTTCTCGGCTAGATCAAATTGTACGATATTTAAAAGTCTTCTTATGGGTGTCATACTGTAAAAGTAATTTGCATTATGTTTGAAGATATTCTACTGATAGATTTGATATTAGCTTCTCCATCGGTAAAGTTCATGGCAAAGCTTACCAGAGCATCTGCAGCACCGTTAGAAGTATCAGGAGTTTGAAATAAGAAAGAGTATATTGCAAATCCGTCCTGTTTAGATATCATTGCAGATAATGCTAAGCATTGGTTTTCAACGTAGGCATTAACTAATAGATTCATTAGATTGTTGCTGTAATCTAGGATTTCCTCTAAGTCTAAGGAAAATAATTCTTGGATTTGAAGACCTAGGTTAGTAACTAACTTGTCTAGATGTTGTGTGGTTTGGAAGGTTTCATTATTTTTCATAAGTCTAAAATTTTAAATAATTATTAATTTCTTTTTCTGATGCAAATATAACTATTTTATTTTATATATGCAAACCCTGGAATACTAAGCTGAGGATATGTGTAAACGCTAAGAAAGGCAAATCGTAGTCTGCCTTTCGAATTTATACTCTGTATCGGATTAAATTCCATTTATCGTTTACTAGCCTGAATATCCAGAGATAATGGTTAGTGAACTCTAATAGCTTACTGTATTCAGAGGTTTCAAATACCAAGAGATCTGAGTTCTTTTCTAGAATATTGAAATGGATGGTTTTATTAGTACCCTTTCGAAGGATTTCTCTGAGATCATTCTTTAGAGTATCATCCGAAATGAACATATTATATTGTTCTCTCATATAATCCAGATATTTATCCCTGATATCTGGATATATTCTAGACTGGCTTACGTTAAATTGTTTCGTTTTCATCTTGATTTTCTTGATTTATGTTACGTTCGATAATGTTTTGAATACATATTCTTCTGCCCTCTTCTTCTGTCTGATCTAAGATATAGGTAAGAGAATGACTAAGGAATAACATATCTGTATCGTAATTCCTCTTGAATACCAGCAATTCAAATTCCTTTAACCAATTGTGCTGTATCAATTCCAGTATCTCCTCTAAACCAACATGGTCCGTATCCATATATCCTTGGCATTTATACCAGATATCTGTAAAGACTCCAGTAATATATTCTGGTATCTTGAATCTATCAGATACTTCATGGGCTGGAACTAAAGCCTTAGCAGCTTGGTATTTTTCTTGGGTTATTACCATGTCTGATTTACCTGATAGCTTTCTACTGAGGTTAACTATGAGTGGTACCTTGTAGTATAGTAGGTAAGGTTCTTTGTCATATACCCAGTATCTGCTTTTGTATTCCTGATAGATTAGTACATAAGGCTTATCTGAATACATGCCAAATAGTCTCATATAAGCCGATAGGTAATTCTCTAGGTCTTTAGCACATTGTATATTCTGATTGAATACTACCTTAGTATCTTCTAGGTAGATTAGATTCAGGGAATAACTTAACTCTGGTTCCCGTTTACGAAATCTGTTGAATAGGTTTTTGATGTTCATAATGTCTAATATGTAAAATTAATGAATACTGTTCTGGTTCCTTTGAAGAAAGCTTCATGATTGTAGTCTTCGTATTTATGGCAAGCATAAGTTTTAGAAGACCTATCATAATGATCTCTTACCCATACTGGACTGGATTCAGAATCTTTTAATCTGAATAGTGTACCTGGTTTAAGCTGTTTTAATGTGGTTTTATCCATAATCTTATTATTTATTTTGATGCAAATTTAAGAATAATAAATTAATTATGCAATAAACCTCGATTACCTGTTGAGGAATTGTTCAGCTATTGATGTAGGCTCTTTTTCTTCATATTGCTCTTCATCTAAATACATATCTATCTCTGGGTCTGGATCCTCGGGATCTATGTTAGCTTCTATCTCTCTTCTTAATTCATGATGTTCCCTTGAAGAGAGTTCCATAGCTCCCTTATAATCATCAGTAATTTGCCTCATCTCTGCAGTATTCAAAGTAAGGCCCTCTTTGGTAGTATCAATTCCCTCTTGCTTAGTAGCAACTACCTCGGGTAAAGAAGATAAATCATAGTGATCTGCCAATAATTTGGCTTCCTGTGGCTTGTCCATTATCTTTTGAGATTCTAGGATAATCTTTCTAGCTTCATCTATTGATATGCCTTGGTTCTGATTTAATTGATTATTCTGGGTATCTCCAAATTGATTAAAGATATTGGTAGTTCCTCCACCCATAAATGTACGTATGATGGATTGCAATGAAGTAGAAGAATCTAGTTTCATCTTAAGAGCTTTATTCAATTCAGCCGATATGAATGGAGTATAATGTCCTCCCTGAGATTCTCTTAGGATGTTTACCTGATGGGATATTTCCATTCTATCCTCTAAAGCCCATGCTACTTGTTCTCCCAATAAAGCTTGTAACATTTCTTCCTGTCTTTCTTTATCCCAGAGCTTAGATTGCAATAATCTATCTCTCATAAATACTCGTATGTAATTGATATCTATACCTGTCTTTGTTGAGAAGGTATTAATATCATACATAATCCCACATAGCATACCATTACCCATCAACCAGTGATTGATAATGTAGTTGTATACCTTTTGTAAATCTTCAAGATTCTGACTCTTTTGGTATTCTGCTGCCATTGCAGTAGTTCCCATAGGTCTAGGAAATCTTTTTATGTTGTCTTTTGCCATTATACAAATATTCTTTTCTTATATCCTTAGATTCATCGTATCCAATCCTTTTAAGAGGACGAGCTACGTATAGTTGATAAATATTAGAATACCAATAATCAACTGCTATATTGAGTTCTTCATTTAAAGCCAAAATGAATTGAGTATCGGTAATCCTATCCCTAGTAAATATCCAGGTATAATTTCCTTCAAGGTTGGGAATCTTGTTATAAAATTCCCAACCTTTAATTACCTTAAAAATATTGCCATGAAGGTCAACGATTTCCTTTGCCATAATTGCCTTTTTTACCTCTCGAGGATTTTTTGTCTTGTTCACTAGAGTTATTTTTCATTTCCTCTATCCTTTTTTGTGTTTCTGGGTACCAGAGTTTTCTTAGGGGCACTACCTGAGTTGCAAAAAATGCCTTCCATAAATTCTGGGATAAAGGTCTTATACTTTGCCGACTGATTTCATTAAATTTATCCTCGAAGTGTTTTACTACCTTTTTAAAATCTGAATAATATATGTGACCAGTTGCTGGGTTTATCTTTTGTTGCCTTTGGCATACTTCTAGTAAATCTTCTCCCATTTTATTCATAAACTCCCCTCTATTAAATTGGAAGTTCTCTTGATCTAGTCTAAATATCTTTACGTAATCTTTTGTTTCCATTATATTATATCTCTGTTTCTAAGTGTTTAACATCATAGGGTAATACCTGAAATAAGTATCCCCTTTTATCATCCTCGTAATAGGATGACCATAATCTCCCTTTTAATCGGTATAAATCCAAGTCATAAGTTTTCTTGGGTATACCTGTGATAAATAATTTGTGATTGCCTCCTGGGTTAACTTCGAATTCCCACTGGGTAAAATTTCCTATGGTACCATAATCTGGCAATTTATTTCCCAGTAGGGTTGGTAAGGCAATATCCTTTACCAGAGTTTCTTTGGGGACCCTTTTCCCATTTACCCAGATCCCCAGTTGTGATTTACCGATATATACATCTTTTACTATTTCTCGAAACATAATTCAATGATTATAAATTTAACACCTTGACCTAATTCTAAGTCATTTACTGCATTAATATCCCTAGTATTATGTTGAAGGTTTCTTAAAGAAATTCTAGATTCTTTCGATATCCTATAAGATCTTCTTACCAAGAGTAAAGCATTTCTCCAACAAGCAACCATAGAAGATACTGGCCCAGAGAATAAAACCTTGCTGGTCTTATTTATCTCTACCATTTTTTCTTCGTATAGTTTTTGACTCTGAAGATACCATACTTTTATTTCTCTTATGTTTTCTTTTCTTCTTTCTAGAATCAGCTTTGACATAGTCTTCTATTTCTTCAAGTTTACCCAACAATAAGAATCTTACGAACATATCTATAGGCCTGAAAAAGTAATTTCTTATATTCTCAGTGTCTAGATAATAATCATATATGATAAAGAATTTTTTAATCTTTCCGTGTTTGAGAGATCTTTGAACAAGGTAATTCTTTACACATCTTTTGTGAAGTTCTACCATGTCCTTTTCCTGTTTTTCCATCTCCTTATCGGAGAATATTCGATAGTCCATAACCAAAATAAATATGGGACTGGGAATATTGATTGCCCTCAAGTGATTCCCAGTCCCGGGTTAACAAAGGATTAATTATACTGCTTCATCTACCTTCAGTACTTTTTTCTGGAAGGTAATATATTTATTTTGGGCAGACTTGTATTCTTTAGAGTTATGATCTTGGATTCGGAGCATTTCCCTTTCTAATTTACGAAGTTCATTACGGGTTTGTTGTCTCCATTTCTTTCTTGAAAGAGTATCAGTAACATCATCTGGGTAAATGTATTTCACTTCCCGATTGGAGATTACTTGTTCGATGATATTGGGTTTCTGTTGTTTGGCAACTTCCTTGACAACTTCTTCCTTTTTAGTAGAAGCTTTCTTGGTAGTAGTTTTTACCAATTTTGCTTTGGGTTCTTCCTTAGCCTTAGATTCTTTAGTTTCTTTTGGCTTTTGTGTTTTAGAAGCCTTGACTTCCTTCAATGAGTTAGATACTTGGTTGTTAATTAACTCGGTTACCTTGTTCAAATTTACTTTTTTCATAATTGACTAATTTAAAAATGTTACTTAATTAATTTCTCTATGCAAATATAAGAACTATTTTTTAAATAGAAAAATAATTCTACTTTATTTTATCAATAGCTGAGGATCCCTAGTCGAGTAGGAAATCAAAGATTTCATCTGGGTTCTCATCTAGGTTTTCAGGATCATCATAGTAGGAATCTAGACCTTCAGTAAAGATATCATATTCTGAAATAGATGAAGATTTACCATATCTCTGATTATACTGTTCTACGGTTAATATAGTTACCTTACTGGGATCATGTTCATATTTCTCGGCATAAGCAGAAGCTTCCTCCGGTGATAAAGGTTTATCGGAAGTGAATACTTGGTAATATACTCTGGGTTTAGTATAATGAGCATCTAAAGTTACTTGTTGATAACCAGATTTCCTTGCGGTAAATATTATATTATCTGGAGTAACTCTTACTAGGAAAGCATATTGGTATAATCTCCGATTACTAAGAGAATCCTTTAGTTTCTTTATAGAATCTACTTTAGCAAAGAATATAGAATCTCTTCTTTTGCTTTCCTCATACCGTTTTACATTTCTAATAGAATCTTCTCTACTCTCCTTTACATAAGGAGGAGTTACCCTCCGGGTACTATTGGTGTTGGCAATAGTGAATCCCAAAAGAGTAACTCCCAGAATGGAAAACGGAAAAATAATATGTTTAGTTTTTGAGTTCATATCCTGTAGCTTCATATTGTTCCTTGATATGAGAATTAAGATATCTCCCTTTAGATTCGGCATTCATTAGTTCTTCGAAAGTTTTTCTGGGAACTAAATCATACCGGTAAACTTTGTTGCCCTTAAAAGCAACCCATAAGTGTTTGTTTTTGTTGTCATACCCAATACCTTCTATATTAGAAGATTCTACTGGATTCATTTTAATACCAGTATTCATGGTAACTGATTCAAGATATTCTTCTCTGTCCATAATTTAAAGTTTTAAAAGTGTTAACTCCGGATGTAATACGTTGGTATATTTTTGAATGATTGCCCATGCTCCCAAAACTCCTTGAGAATTATCCGTTATCCATTCTTCCTCCATTTTCCATAGGATATGAGAGCAGACGTATAATTGATACTCTGTAAGAGTTTTTATAAGTTGAGGATATTCTATCATATCTGAATAGAGTTTTATCATATTATCTAATACTCCTCTTATTTCTCCTTCTTCAATCTGAAGAAGTTTTTTAAGAAGGTAATGATCGGTATCCTCTAAATTTTTAGAGATATGAGTTAGTGCCTCAACTTGGATTTGGGCAATGTTCTTAATAACCGTCTTGGTTTCTGCATCCATTTTTTCTTATTATTTATTTCGTTATACAAATATATAAATTTTATATATAATATGCAAATATTGCTGAGGTAGGTAGTGGATTATCTCTTCAAGATCTCAGCCATCTTTTCCTTGATTGAATCAGGGAATATGGCATCTGATGCCCATCTTAAGAAGAACTTAGAGGGTTTCTTATCCGGAGTCATAAGCAATTGCCTTTGTTCTGTAGAGAATTTAATTCGTTCTGCCTCTAACATATACTTAGGTAACTTAGTGAATTCTGCCTGAGAGAATGAGATAGTATTTTTACCAGTCTGAGCCCTAAAGGGTTTCTTCCTTTCCTTATACAGATAGGGAACGATCTTCTTTGATGGACCTTGCAGAATACTGAACCCAAATAGAATCATAGGGTCAAATTTATCTGTCTTAGGATCTTTTGCTCTCTTTATACATCTTGCCATCCATGAATAAGAATCGAGATATTGGCCATTGTTGGTGGGTTCTCCCACATCTTTCTTATCGAATTTAAATTCCGGGAAATGATAAAGGAAATCCTCTGTAAGGATGAATACAAATCCAAGATCTCTAAGATACTTAATAATATCCTGTTGGCTTTTGCCTTCATTTACCATCTTTTCTACATCAGCAAGGATATCTTCTCTTGGGGATTCCAATTCTTTAGCTTGAGTATTAGAGGGTCTTCCTCTACCTGCAGATTCTTTGATTGGTAAGTTACCAGATAATTTATCCAAGTATTCTTTGAATTGAGAAATATCTTGTTGATTAACAATGGTTACTTCTATTCTTATGGGACCTTTATGTTGTACCTTTGGACCGGCATACATCTCAGTGCAAGCATCTACTAATCTATCAGATAAAGGATTACCATTTTCTGAAAGTGTAGTGATACGCAGTTTGGGTTTGAATATTTCTTTTTCTTCTTTCATAACTTTAGAGATAAAAAGGGCCTGGACAAAGATTATTGCCAGGCCCAAAACTACTAATAACTAACAAAACAAATATAAGAATGGAAATTAATCCTCATCTTTGGCCTTTTTCTTCTTAGAATCTTTGGCCTTTTTATCTTTCTTAGAAGGCTTATCCTTTTTGGATTCCTTCTTAGGTTCTTTCTTCGGCTTAGATTCTTTTGGAGTCTTACCTGCAGCCAATTTTCTCTGAGCCATACGATATTTCTTCTTTTCTTCGGAAGTCATTTCTCTTCCGTCTACCAA